CTCGCTCGATACCTTCTGCGCGTTGATGTTGGCGTTTGAGCCACCAAGCAACATCTGGGCCATGTAGTCCTGCCCGGTGAGTTGCCCCGTCTGCGCCATGTCTGCGTTGGCTTGACCCTGCTGCAGGAGCTTCATCTGCATCTCCATCGGCAGATAGGACTGCTCGTTAGCGTTAAGCCCGATCTGGCCCATTGAGCTGCCCGCGCTGTTAAGCATGTTGCCGAAGTTGGCGTTAGCGTTAATCGCGTTATTGCCTAACTGGCCATACTGCGCGGCCTGCGACGCGAGGTTGTTCTGGTAGTTGGCTAGGTTCTGGAAGTTCTGATTCCCTAGCTGACCCTGTTGCGCGGATGCGTTCAGGTAGCTGTCCGCCGTGTTCTGCAGGTTGGCGTAGTTCTGATTCCCCACCTGACCAAACTGGCTGGCCATCTGGCCGAACATGCCACGCTCTGCGTCTGCCTGCTTCATGGCGCCCATGGCGGCCTCGTTGGACGCCTGCGCCCTAGCCTTGGCCATGGCGGCATCCTCTGCAGTGCCACCGAACTGGCTACCCATTACACCGCCGCGACCCATTGCGTACTCGCGCGCCTGCTGTTGCGCCTGTGCGGCATCCAGACCCGGCTGCTGCATACCCATCAACTGGCCAAAGATCTCCTGCTGACGCGCTGAGGGGTCCGCCAGAGCGGCGTTCATGGCCTGCTCTGCACCCTGACCAAATGCGCCGTTATTGGCCTGCATACCCATGCCCTGCTGGTATGCGTTGGCGCTGTTGCTAGCGTAAGGCCCTGAGTTGACGTTCACGCCCTGAGCCTGTCCGGCCATGTTCTGGCCCATGCTGTTCCAGTCAACGGTTCCCTGCCCATGCTGGAGACCGGCGGCCCTGTCGAATGCGTTCTGAGATCCCTGAAGCATGTTCTGGCTGGTAGCCTGCAGGCTGGCGTCAGGGCCCACGCCGAGGTTCACTGAGCCGTCAGGGCCAACCGTGGAACTCCCCAGGGCGCTGGTTACGCCGTAGCCATTGAACTTTGTGCCCTCATTGAGCGCCTGCCCCTGCTCTTGCAGAAACTGTTGCTGCTCGTGGCCCATGTCCCTTATGTCGCTGGCGTTGTTCAGCGCGCCAGCAATGCTACCCACCTGCGCGATTGTGTTGCCGTTGGCGCCGATCCAGTCGCCGACGCTTCCCATTGTGTCGCTCCAAAACCCGCTCATGCTACCAACCTCCCAACTGCCGTATTAATTGCTACCTCCTGCAGTGCGTATGGGCACCGGTCGATAGTTACCTCTAGTCCCACGCGGAGGTGCTCGCCCGCGCCCGTTGTGTTGATCTTTGTAGTAATCACGCCCGGTCTCCCTCCCACGTATTCATCACCACCAAACTTAACCACCCCCCACTCGCTGGTGCCTGTGGGAAGAATCCTAAAATCTCTCTTAGAGTCGCAATAACTGCCGAAGCCCCACTTGGCCTTGGCGTCCGCTGGGACAGCGTCCGCACGCAGCAGGTATACGATCGACTTGGGGATTGTGTTCTGTATGACAGACCCCGTAGAAAGGGCCATGCTCTCAAAGTCCATTTTGAATTTCTCATATCCGTTATAACCCTCATACTTAAGTATCCCCTTACCCATGTCGCCACCCATGATCGTGGTGCCTATCTCACCGTCCTCAACAAAGCAGGCGGCGTTCCAGTAGCAGTCTGTCCAGCGGGTCACCTTGAGCCCGCCAGTGCTAGAGGGCCGCTCGGTGCTAAATGCGTATGCAATCTTGCTGGAGGTGAACAGGCAGACAAACAGGGCGCTTGACGGGATGTACGTCATGCGTATACCCCTGACATACGCCTCGCTGTTGGCCTCGCTGATTATCATGTCGGTGATCGCCCGCTTGACGTTCATGGACGCCTCGCCGATCGGGTTCGACTTCTCCTGTATCGTCCTACCAAAACTACGGATGCCGGTGTCGTCGCAGAACATGACGTCGGTGCCGATGTTGCATATTGCATCACGCTCGACGAGGCCCACGTTTGAGATGCCGTCCTGCAGCTGTATGCCGTTCTCGCCTGCGGGGTCTCCGCTGTCGGCGTTGGCGTAGATGATCATAGAGCGACGCCCGAAAACGATCAGGTATCCGTTGTGAGCGTGTATGTTGACGATCTCGTCAAAGCCTACTGGCCAGTACTCGGAGACGTTGATAAGTCCTCCGGTGTTCTGCCCGTCAGCCTGCACGCCTTGGCCGTCGTACCACAGGTCCTCCCGCAACAGGCTTGAGTAGTGGATGGTCTGGTAGTCACCGTCCACACCAGACACCCACAGGCGCCCGTATGCAGAGATTGCGACATCACCGTTAAGCTCACCCGTGGCAGTCAGGTCGGTGCCGTCTGGGGCCGTTGGTGGCTGATAGGTAGGCATGTCGGACAGCTTGGTGTAGCCGCCGTTACCGTCGTACTTCAGTGGCGGGTTGCCCCTTGAGAACACGTACACGTCGTCCTTGAAGTGGACGTACAGGGACGTCCGTAGGCCGTCCTCAGCGATGCTTCCGTCCCTCGGGATGCTGCACGGCTTAATCTTGCCCTTGTCCACCCATGCCAGCTTGGTGGCACCGTACTCCGGCGTGCCGAAGTCGTCATTGTTAAACTCGGCAACACCGAACATGCTGTCGCCCCATCCGTCACCGTCGATCTCGCTGTTGCCTCCGGTGAAGAAGCTGGTCACGGTGCAGATAGGGTTGGGCTTGAAACCACGGTTGTCTGGGGCCGGCGTGTAGTGCGCAGACACGTTCACGACCTCGTGCTGCTGTGACGTACCCAGGGGCTTCATGTCGGTTATGTACTTGCTGAACGCTTGGCGTGAGGCCATACGCCCAACACGGTCAACGACGATGTTGTCGGCGACCAGTGCATAGGTGGGGTCAGAGCCAATAGGGTTCATCTCTGTGTTGAGACCCTGGAAGCCCTGCCCGCGTAGTGTGAACTGCTGTGTGGGTTGCGCCATTAGACGGCCATCCAAGTCTGCTCAGTTGGTGACAGCGTGGCGTCTAGTGCTGCGGCGTCACGAATAAACTGCTGCGCCATGCCCATCAGCTCAGTGGCTGTCTGGCCACCAACCTCTCCCCGCTCCCTAGCCGCTAGGGCTAGCGCGTAATAAAGGACCGGCTGGTCAGGTAGCCTGAGCATATCGCCGTCCTCCTTCAGGTCGGGCAGCGCCCTCCAGCCAAGCACCTCCACGGTCATCTCGCCGTCTGGTATAGGGCCTATCCTTATGGATAGGTTGCCTGACTCGTCGGTGCCGTCGATTGCCCAGCCGCTGGGCCTGCCCGTGTTAGTCATCGGGATGATCCCCGCGACGTCATACTGCCGCAGTGGTCGCTTATCAAAGAAAACCTCCTTGACGCTGCCGCCGCATGAGTCGGGCAGGATGTAGGAAGGCTGGCCGAGTTTTGTCTTAACGATCCACGCCTCACGTGTGGCGTTCCACCTATTGGCAGACTCCACCTGACGCTTTGCGTCATTCACGAAGTCCTTAACCAAGTTGACCACCGGGTCCTCCCTTCGGAGCACGGACGTTGTCAGTGGCTCCCTGAGCCGTGAGAGGACGCCATTTACCAGTTCCAAATATGTCATTTCATCAGGTCCTCAAATAAAGATTGAACGATTCCACTCCTGCGCTTCTGGAACTTGCGGAACTCTGGGGCCGGAAACAGGGGTCCCCATGTTGGGTTGTTGTTATCCACAGAGCCACCGAGCATTCCGGCGCCAGATGACTGACCTTGACCGTCGCCATCGCCGTCACCGTCACCATCGCCGTCGCCGTTGCCGTTACCGTTGCCGCCCCCGGTGCCAGTGCCCGTGCCAGTGCCCGTGCCAGTGCCCGTGCCAGTGCCAGTGCCCGTGCCAGTGCCCGTGCCAGTGCCGTCGCCTATAGTCTCGGAGGGGCCACCATCACCGTCAGTAATGTCGCCGCCAGTATCAGTAGAGGTATTGTCGCCACCGCCCGTTGTTGAATCACCGCCTCCTCCCGTGTGCTCGGTCCACTCCTCGTCCGTCACCATGCCGTCGCCATTAGCGTCAGCGCCTTGATTGATGGCAGACTCTTGGTTGGCTTCGGCCTGTTCTTGGGTCATCCCTCTGTCTATCAGGATGTCTATCTGGGAGTTGGTGAGGGGGTTGTTCACGTCTACGTCTACGTCAGCGTCTGTGTTAACTCCGTCGCCGCCTAACTCGCCTTCAGCTCCGACAGCATCCACCATGCCTTCTTCCGGAACGAAGTCACCGACAGCGTAGTCGCCCTCCAAGATCCAGACGTCCCCGTCTACGTTGTCTCGGACAGTTACGGTCCCGTCGGGGTTCCTGCTGATTACTTCGTACTGGCCTTGTGTGGTTGTGTCGCCACCTGTAACGTCACCACCTGTAACGTCACCACCTGTAATGTCACCGCCTGTAACGTCACCACCTGTGTCGCCGCCACCACCACCACCGCCTCCATCTACGTCCTCGGCGTTAGGAGTAATAGTGGGCATGTCAATGTCAGTGTCTACGCCGAAGTCCTCCTCAAACTCATCATCCTCGTTCTGTGTGCCGTCGTTGATGATGTCCGTTTTGTCAGGATCAGCGCCGCCGTAGTCTACGTTGTAGTCATTATTCTCTAGGTACGCATCTCCAACAGCCCCGACAAGATCACCCAGCGTTCCGAGTGCGTCGGTCATGCTCCCGCCCTCTTCAGCGGCCCCCTTAGCTATCTCGTACATCTTGTCTAGAGTTTCTTGGCTATACTTTCCCGTGGCCGCGTATCCGTCCACAATGGCTTTTAGATCTCCCCCCTCAGCCTGACCTACTGCGTCTATTACTCCGCCGCCTTTAATGGCATCAACCAGCTTCTCACCGCCGTATGCCATACCAGCCGACAGCAAGGCATCGCCGAAGCTAAGGTTACCAGTGGTCATAGCATCCTGAGCCAAGCTCATGATGGCGGATGACGCGGCCTTAGCCGCCGCCGCGCTCATTCCCGTGCCTGCTAAAGCGCCGGCCACTAACGGGCCAGCAACGACAGAGCCTATGATGCCTAGGAATGCGCTGTTGATGACGTCTATGCCGATGCTGTCATCGGTCTTGTAGTCCTTGACGTACGTGGTCCCGTTGAAGTTGAACACGTCACCGTCGTCGTTGATGTACTGCGTAGGGATTCCTGTCTCTTCCAGCAGGGCCATGTACTCGGGGCTGTCTTGGAAGTTACCCACGGCCATGTTGCCGTCGGTCATATCGTTGTACGTAGGATCAGTGAACAGGTCCGTAGTCTTCTGAACGAAGTTCCAGTACGAGTTCCAGTCGGTGTGCTCCTTGAGGTATCCCATGCCCTCGTCAGCTTCCCACGCCTCTTTGATCTCTGCCTCAGTGTACAGGCCAGCGGCTCCGAAGCCCTCAGGTCCAGCCATGGCGTCCTCTTGTGCAGAGGGGTCGTTAGCCGCCCTTCCAAGCTCCTGCGGCGGGGTCCAGAAGTACAAGCGCTCGTCCGTGTACTCTCGGCTTATCTCGCCGTCCGGGCTGACACTAAGCTCCTTACGATAGACTGCCCCGTCGTCGCCGATGTAGCCACGATGGTTAGTGTGCAAAGGAGCCAGCTCTTGGTTGTAGTGGTCCGGAACGCCGTCACCGTTCTCGTCGCCGAAGCCGGGGTCGTGAAAACCCTGCAACGCTTCCAGATCTACGGTGCCATCGAACTGGCTTAGACCGCTTTCAAGTAATGGATTGCTAAGAGCGCTCATTCTGCTCCCCGAATATTTTTTCTTGAGCCTTGCCGTAGATGACGTCCCTTAATGCCTCGCCGCCACCGCTCATCATACCGCCCTTTAGCATGTCAGCGGCACCGCTACTGCCAATACCGCTCAGCATTTGGGCTGCCTGCGTGGAGGGCTTGGCGCTCTCTAATTCAGACCATGAGGAGCCGTCGTTTCCGTAGCCTGCGCCCATGATCTCCTGGTCGGTGTAGCCTTGGTTCAGTAGGGCGATGTAGCGATTGGTAATCTCATGCCCTCTGGCTGTGTTGCCGCTTGAGGGATTAAATTCCATGTTGTAATTAAAAGTGTCACCGTTCATCACATCGCGGGCGTAGTGAGGCAGGCGAGCGGCAAAGAAGGGGTCCTGTCCGAGGACCGAAGTAAAGTCCTCCAGCGAGCCGTTCTCGTACTGTTGCCAGTTGCCTACGTTGGCAAAGTGGGCATCCCTCTTCTGGTCGGCCTGTGCCTGCCACGCACTCTCCATCGCCCTGCCCTCATCAGAGTTGGACAGGTACGTCTTAGGCTTACCTGTGCCGTCGTCGGTGCCGGGTATCTCTACCCGCCATCCCCCGGCCTCGCTGTCCCAGGTCCTCACAGCTCCGCAGCCCCCTCGAACACCTCGTCAAGCTGCTCATCTGTGACGCCAGCCGCCTGTGCAACCTCAAGGACCCAGTCGTCCAGCCGGTTAATGGTCGTGGCATAGCCCCAGTGGATGGCATACGGGGTGACATCTACACCCTCAAATTCAGCCTCGGCATCCATGGTGCGGACAGCGGCATCTACAACGCCGTACACGCCAATCTGATCTAACTGCAGGCGTAGGTTCTCGTTAGTCGCTGACATGCCCTGACGGCGCTTCTGGAGCTTGCTGGCCTCGTACTCGGCTATCTGCTCATCGACCGTGGCATCCGCTGTGGCGGTGAACATGGGCTGTACCTTCCATGCCTCTACCCAGTTGCCATTTGACTGCACAGCGCCGTCAGCAACGGCCACCTCGTACTCGCCGACCTCTGGCTTCTCGCCAGCCAGTACAGGGTCAACGCCTACAGATTCTAGGGTTGCCGCAGTCCACACCCTTGGGAAGCTGGTATTGCGATTCTCTGCTTTGAGTTGGCTCTTGGTCGTTAAGGAGCCGTCTGCTCTGTTCCTGTATTTCATTGCTTGCTCCTTTATGCTATTGCGTAATAGATGTATTCAGCGCCGCTGATGTTCACGTTAGATCCTCCAGCCGAACTGAGCCTGAACCCAGACGGATCGCTTGTAGGATTTGCCGTGTTTGTGTCTTTCGGATCTGTGGTATTCAGCTTGATAGTCCAATCAAGCCATCCATCGATTCCGCAGAGATACCAATCGCCTGCGCTATCAGTTCGCTTGATGATTACTGTGCGAGCGCCGTTGGTGAATCCGCAGTCAATGGTTTGATTACCACCATTCCCCGTATAGCTCCCCACCTTTGATATGCCGGGGACGCTGGCGAAGAGATAGGCGATGTAGGTAGAACTAGCATTGTTAGAGCCGGGATCGGTTCCCACCTTGAAGAAACTATCTGTAGGCATGGCCCCGCCAAACTGTGGAGTGCTACTTTGATTTGACTCTTGGAAATCATTGTTCAGGGACAAATACTTAGTTAATGGGTCGCTAAGGTATTTGTTCCAAACAACCCAACCATCATTAAAGGTCCTAGTCTTTAGCCAAATCATCTCTGGTGGCACTGAAAGGTTATGCTTCACCTCGCGCCCTGCTACACCATTCCCCTCATACGCCACCACATCAAAGAAGCCGGGGGCGCGTCTCCACATGTGGGAGACGTAGTTTGAAGCCGTTGTACCCGTATTGCTCCATCCATTGCTAAAGTCAAAGTCGGCATAATCTGTTGTCGCTTTTTCGGGGTCGGTTTTGTCAGAGTAAAGCCAATTCCCTTGGGTAAGGCGAGAAGCAACCTCGTGGCTTGCGCCGCCCGTATCGCTCCGTATCGCCATATCAACAGGAAACTCAGAGCGAAACGCTGGTGGCTTGCTGTCCCCTGTTGATCCCATCGTATCAACAGCAAACAACTCCTCCGGCTCGAACTCCTCCGCTGGCTTGTTGGGCCTGCGGATTGCCATGTAGATGAAGTCTTGAGAGGGGTCGTTTGTCTGGCTTGAATTATTTGCCAGCTGAAAGCCATTAGGCAAAAGGTTGATGTGGCTGTTTACAGAGTTGCTTGAAACGCTTTCTGCCGCCGATTCGTTTGCCATCAAGATTGCATCAGCCCCACCCGTGGGTATTCCGCGCATTGTGTCGAACATATTCCAATCTTTTGCAGTGGTTGCGCTTTTTATTAGAACAAACTGAGGCTCCCAGCCAAGGTCTATCTCATTCGTCACACCATTACCCGTGTAGCTCCCGCACTTAATCATCGACTCGTCGGAGTCGTCGTGGGCGAAGAGGTAGGCGACGTAAGTCCCGTCGGCGGCGTTTGAGGTGCTTCCACCAGAGCCCAAAGTAAACTTAGAGGAGGTAGGGCCTGTGGCACCCCAAATGTCCGTAGAAGAAGAGACTGCGTTAGTTTTGTTTAATCTAAGGTAAGCGGAGTTACCAGTAGAACGATGGTAAACGATCCAATCATTGGAAGTGTCAAGTCGCTTTATGAATATTGTCCCCGGCTCAACGCCAAGGTTGTGAGGTATCTCACGCCCTGCTACGCCATTCCCCGTGTACGTCACAATGTCAAAGAACGAAGGTGCCTTGCGGAAGGTCCATGAGACGTAGTCATTTCCAGAAGTATCAAGTCCAGCGGAACCAGCACCGTTAATAGTAAACCCGTCTGAATTAAACCCTGTAAAACCATAAGCGCCGTAGTCTGTCCCTTGACTAGGTGAGTTAGAAGATAAAACAGGGGCGCTAACTCCTCGTGCAGTGTCTCCAAGAGAATGATCTGCGCTAGTAGATCTATTTTTAATCCACACCAAGCCGCCTTCGCCAGAGAGGTCAATGCCGTTGTTTACGCTCATTGAAGCGGCAGTGCCCTCGTACAAAAACGTTGAAAACACGTCGTCAACGTAGCCGCCAGCAGAGCCGCCGCCGTCAGCAGAGCCGGATGCCGCGTTTTTTAGCTTACGGCTAATGCTCATGCCATGCCCTGCCCTGCAGTGAACCCGTAGTAGGTGACGCCACCGTCGGTGGTGAAGAACGTAAACACGTCAACCGCCCCGTCCCCCGTGCTAAGGGTGGGCGCGGTGCCGGATGCCCATGCAACAGATGCAGGCCATGTGATCGTGTTGCCAGCAGCCGGTGTTGGCTGGGAAAGCTGTAGCGTGAAACCAACCGCGCCGGGGTCGTCCGGTGGGTTGGTGAAAGAGGCGGTGAAGTTACCGCTGTGCGTCAGTGTAAAGTTGTTGGCCTTCTCTAGATCAAAAACGGCGGTGCCGCCGCCAATCGTCAGCCCCTCGCAGACCTCGGTTAGGACGTCGGGGAACTCTATATCGCCAACGACGAGGGCGTCTAGCGCGTCCTGCAAGCCGTCAACGTCATCAATCTCGTGGGTGTGGTCAAGGTCAGCCTTGTCGTCTAGGTCGGTCTTATCGGCCTTGTCGTCCAGCGCGCTCTTATCGGCCTTGTCGTCCAGCGCTGCCTGCAGGCCATCAACGTCATCGATGTCGACGTCCATGTCACCGCCGACGATCTTCTCCATCGCCACCTCGATCGCGTTAAACTCGCCATCGAAGTCGGCGCCGTAGATAACCTTCTCCGGGTCGCCGCTCTCTAAGTTGTCGCGATAGCCGTACTGTTTAATTTGCTTGTAGCTCATTGAATCGCTCCCGGTAGGAATGCCCCCCTGAGCGGGGGGCGAGTGGTTTAGGCGTTGACGTTGATGATTACGCCAGAGTCCTCACGGAACACGTCCTCACCGTAGAGGGTGTCGGCGGTCATGAGGTCAGCAAGGAATTCCTGCTTGTACTGCGTTTGAGTTCGGACAGCCATCTGCTCGGCAATTACCAGAGCGTCGGTGTGGAACAACAAGCAAGGCTTCTCGTCATTGACGTCGGTCGGCAGGTTGGTGCTGACGAAGATGTCTACGCCGTAAAGCTCACCGATCTTGCCGTTGACTACGCCGCGACCATTAACGAAGTCGCTGGAGACGTATCGGTCGATACCCATGATGTGGTTACGGGCAGAAGGCGGAATCACCAACTTACGTCCGTCCATGGGTACGTCATTGTCGTCAAGGACCTGAATGGCGTCACGGAAGGCCTGATCAGTGAAGTCGTTACCCTCGGTGGCGCCCATTGTTGTGGTCCAGCCTGCGATAGCAGAGGCAATCAGGTCTTGGTCTACCTTCTTAGCCAAAGCGTAGCCAGCGTCCTGCGTGTAGAACTTACGCAACGACGACAGTGCCTGGACGTCAACGATGTCCTCGATCAAACGCGAGTACTCCC